CCTCTAGCAAATGCCTCAGTTTCGGGATCACTTTCGTCATCTCTATTTTTCTGATACATTGATTTACTAGATGGTTTCTTAAATAGTTTATCTTTTTTCGTTTCAACTTCTTCTGAAGCCGTAACTACTTTTTCATTTTCCATTATTTTTTCCTCTTGGGTTGAGTGCCTTATGGATAAGGGTAGCTCTAAACTGTTTCCATATTTTGTGGGCTAGCCATTAAACCTGCTTGCTCAGTAGGCTGACTAGGTGGCACATTGTTTGTTTCCATCGGTTGACTCATAGTTGCTGTAACTTCCGTAAGGAAACTATTCACAGCTTCTTCTGGATCAGTAACACCATATTTCTGTATAGCAAAACTGCTAATAGCAGATAGTGGTAGTACTACATTAGGTTCATTAGGTCCTATTTTTTCCATTACTGGAGAAAATTCTGGAACTATTTTACCTAATGCTATCTTAACAGATGGAGATAAAATAGCACTTATGGCTGCTCTATCTTCAGCTGTTAAAGTTTTAAATCTTTCTGCAAGAACAACTTCAGTTTCAGTAGCATCTGGAAATTGTTCTCTTAAAGATAATTCTTTATTAATTGATTCCTGCTCTACTGGTGCTTGTTCTACTGGTGTTTGCTCTACTGGTACTTGTTTTGCTGGTGCTTTCATTGCACTCATGTCTGGAGCAGCAGGAATATTTGGTCTTTTATTTAGCATACCTGTCATTGTTGCACCTGTTTGATCTATTGCCATTATGCTAATACCTCTTTATTTTTTTTATTTTTAATTAATTTACCAATAGCATAACTACTATTTTCTATTAATATACTATATAATCTTCCTAGTAAATTAAATTTACCTTTTTTTAATCTCCATTTAATATCTTTAGTTCTATTAGACATTACATGATTCCAAAATTTTGTAACTAGTTTATTTTTTTTCATAAGTTTAACCATTGGAACTGCCCAATACCAATATCCATTAATATGTGTATCACTAAAATTATTAATTGTAAAATTCCAACTTAACCTATAATCTTCTTTTGACATTAATTTTTGTTTATATAATTCTGTGCAAATTACAGATATACTTCCTACTATTGACTCGAATATACCACCAGCTACAGCACCTACAACTGCACCAACAGGACCACCTACTGCCATACCTACACCAGCACCTGCTGACATACCTTTTTTCTCTTTAATTTTTAAAGCACTACCTACACCATAAGCTATACCTGCAGCTCCTGCTACACCACCTAATGTACTTGAACCTATAGGTGTTCTACTAAGTTGTGTTATAGGAGTTGTTAAATTACTTTGATTTGCAATATTTAATACACTATCACCTTTAATAGTTCTGTATGTATTTAAAGCAAAGTCTGCACCTTTAAATAAATTATTAGTTAGCTGTGCTCTTTTAGCTAATTTTTGTTGATCTTCAATTAGTTTATATGCTTTTGCTAATCCATCATCTTGTGTACTACCTGTTGTAGAAGACATAGACATTACTTTTTGTAATGCTGTTTGACCTGTACTTTCTGGTGTTCTTTCAGGTTCTTGAAATGCTATTTCCTGTCTACCACCAGTAGTTGATGAAGTTTCAAACTGCCCTGTTTTAGGATCAAAATTTGTAGTATACTGACCTGGAGTTTCTCTCATAACTTTTTGTGTTTGAGATGCAACAGATGTATCTACTACAGATTGACTAGTACTACCTTCATAGGCATCTAGTGCAGTATTAAGTGTATTTAAATTAGAATTTGTAGGAGCAGTTGTTGCTGCATCTACGTATTCATAAGTACCATCAGATTGTTGAATTAATTTTATCATTATATTTTTTCTTTATTGCGTTTCTCCGCCTCTTGGAGATTCAGAATTTGCCGCACTAAAACCAGCTTCCCCTGGCATCGGTACATTTCCCGTTCCGATGTTGCCACCTCCAGCTCCAGTTGGATCTGTTGGCGAAGCTCCTTCAGGTACAGGCATAGGCTGTCCCATTTCTGTTTGTCCTGCAGTAGCGGTATTATTGTTTTGATTTCCATTTGCCATCCCCATTATTTGTGCATATATAGCTGCTTTCTCTGGATCATTAACCAATTGATCTGGATCAATATCTAGTGACTTAGCAACTTCTTTTAAACATGTATGCCATTTAACAAACGGTGCTAACGATGGGTTAGACGCTGTCTGCATAAATGTCATTAGTCTTTGTGATCTTACTTCTTTTTGCATCAAGGAAGCTGTTCCCTGTGCCTTAACTTCTAGATCACCTTTTATTTCTGGAGCCTCATCATTAAATTGCATGTTCCAATGGTACAATGATTCTCCTAGGGGTTTTAATAAATAATCGTCAATATTTTTAATTACTGTTTTAATACTTAAAGCTGCAGCACCCATAAGCATTGACATACCTGCTGCTGTTCTTGTAGTTGATTGTACTCCTGTTGCTCCATGAGAGTATGAAGGAATACCAGTTGACTCATCAGCCAGTTGTCTAAATTTATCAAACATCATTAAGTTTTCACTTGCTGTATTTGGAAATTTAACTCCATGTATTGCCTGACCTGTTTGACCACTTTGTCTTCTAAATATTTTACCAGGAAATACTTTCATATCTTGACCTGGTACTAGCATAGTTTCATCAACATCAAATACTAAATTACCAGCTAGTGCTAAGTTATCAATTGCCATTCTTGCATGACCATTCATAACTTGTTGTGAGTCATCCATATTTTCTGGAATACCTACTCCAAAAAATTGATAAGGATTTAATTCATAAGGGCATACTAAATAAGGTAATCTTACTGGTGTAAATGGATTCTCAACCATTCTAATTACATGATTACCACATAGCCATATGTTAACATGTATTATGTCAGATTCTGTTTCATATACCAATCCACATTCATCTGCTGTTTCTTTATCAACAGTTCCCCAATATTCTAATATTTCAAATCTGTTTTTATAAATGTTTGTTACATTCTCTCTATCATACAGTGAAGATTCATAACTTCTTGTTTGGTAGTTAGGTCCTTGTTCTAAACATGTTCTAATTTGTTTTTCTCTAAACATAGGCTTGTCAATTAGACCTTCAAGCTGTTGTTTATTATATGAGTGTCTTTGTATTACATATTCACAATCATTTATATTTGTTGCATTTGGATCTGGATAAAAATCCCAACATGATACTGCTTCTATTGAAGGTACTGGTTTTGACTTTGCAACATATACACTAGATTTATTACCATCCTCATCTTCCATTGTATTATAACTATGGTAAGTTTTAGAATCAGTAAATGGACCTTTTAAAATTCCTGTACCAAGTAAAGACATTTCAAAAAATACATGTCTTAAAATGGTGATAGCTTGACTTTCTTCTAATTGATCATGCAATACTTTTTGCATTTGCTCTGCAGCTAATCTAGCAGGCTCAATTTGTGGAGTACCTTGTGGTGAAGGACCTTTATCAAAACCTAAGTTTTCGTAATCTTGTGCAAGTGTTTTTAATAAATCAGTTGCTGTTGCACCAGGTTTTAAAGATCCACCATCTCCATTATAACCATATACACTTTGTACAATTTCTTTTATTTCTTCATCAGGATTTATTGAATCTGATTCATCTTCAGATTTAGGTTTCTTATTAGGATTTAAATGGGCATAGGTATCCACATTCTCTGGTACTGATGTTGGAGTTATACCTAAAGGAAATTTACCTTGAGAAAATAAAACTTCAATAATCTGACCAAATGCCGCAAGTACTTTTGTCTTTGTAATCTTTACAAAAACTTTTGATTTCTCATTATCACGGAAAGCCATTTCAGGTCCATACAGACCTCGATAGTTTCTATAAGCCTTTAGCCATCGTTTCTCGTCATATGACTTTGATGTTTCAGCTTCTTGAAACAAAGAACGTACATGACCTACTAAAGGATTAACTTCCTCTGTATTAGGTTTATCTTCCATTACTAGTATAATTTTTTATTTTTAACTTTAACACCTTTTTTCTTTGCTACTACTTTAGCTTTTTTCATTCCAGCTTTGCTGTATGAAAACTTTTTTTTTCCTACCATTGGCATATTAATAATCCCTTTGTTCAGCCATCTTAAAAATAGCTGGATTTACTTTATCTTTTTTACCTGGCTTATCGTTGCTATCTCCAGCTACTGAACCCTGCTTAATTTTAGCATTTGGATCTATAGCAAGCTTTTCATTCTTAACTTTAGCAACATCTGGTGAAAGTTCACCGTGTTCGTATCTTTCCATTATTGTCATGTTATTCTCCTGTTATATATTAATAGTCTTTCTCATCTGCCATTGTAAACAAATTAGCATCTAATTGGCTTTTGAATTTCTTAGGTTCATGATATCCAAATTTACCATCTCCAGTATTAGCTAGCACATCCTCTTTACTAGGAGATATTAATAAATCTCCAGGTGCTTGATTCGGTTGCTTGCCTTCAGGACTTGTACTTAGATCACCTTGCTTAACTTTAGCTCTTGGGTCAAATTTCATTTCCATATTATTCCTATATTTTTATTTTCTTAATTTGTAGTATATTTTTTGTTGGGATAGTTGTATATCCACCACCTGTTTTTATTGTGCTATTATCTTCAAATATAAAATCTGCCATAACAACAGTTGTTTTAGAATTTTGTTCTACTAACCAACCGAAGCTACAGCATATAGCTGTCTTTGATTTTTTTATATCTGGTATGTCAGACCATTCACAGGATCCGACAATATCTTCCCAATATACTATTGATAGTTCATAGGGAAAATTCTTTTTATCTATAGTAGGTAGTTTAATTTTTTTCATTTATCCTTTAATTAATATCCAAATACTCTATCTGAGGGGACAAATTCTGATTTATTTCTGCTACCGTATAATTTATTTGCATAACTTGTATGCATGGGTCTACTTGTACATCCGTATCTTAATGCATCATATGCGTGATCTTCTACGTGTGTATTAATATCTTCAGGGTTACTATTATCTAAAGGTAGTGTTGGTAATGTTCTTAACAAATTTCTACAGTTAGATAGTATTCTAAGTCCTGGTTCTTTCTTTTCTTCATCAGTAAACTTTAATCTTTTATGTATTTCAAGCTTACCACTAATTCTACTTTTAGGAGATCTGTCTGACTGTCTCCAACGACATCCTTGCTGTATCATCGTCTCTGCTATACTTGGACCCACATCTCCTCTTCTTGCCCATGTACTAGCATCTAAGACACCGTAGCGTATGTATTCTCCGTGCTCTAGCTCTATGACTTTCTTTGCGAAAACATCTGCAGTAATCTTTTGGGTATACAATTCTCGATAAACCCATAGATTATTATCATAATCAATAGCAAACCATAGACAACAGGCAGGAGAACTATAGCCCCAATCCGCAGCACGAAATCGCTGCCAGCCTTTAGGTATTTCAAATGGTTCAACAACATGTATATCCTTACTAAATTCTGGAAATGCTGAGTTTGAAAATGCATCCCAGTCACCATCTAAAAACTGTTTACGCTGTACTTCAGGTAGTGATGATAACATTGCGTAGTAATCATCAGTCTGCATAAGGTACGGGTTGTCTTGTAACTTAGCTGGTATAAATCTTCTTGTTATATATTTTGTACCTGAGGGTGTAGGTATCTCTATGTTAAAAGCTGTGTTTGGATCTGATGGATCTACAAACATTTCTTTAACCCATTGTGACCCTACGTTACCTGGATTGCCTGTGGCTCGTATATAAACTGGTATACTAGGATCAACTGATCTAAGTGACGATCTTAGAAAATTATAAATATCTGGCGAAGGATATTGTGGAAGTTCGTCTATTCCTATCCATGTGTAAGATTGCCCTTGGTAACGTAATACGTCTGTCATGTTCTCTGCATAACCAA